ACATAATGTCTCCTGTTTTGCCAGATCCAGAATTATTTGTCAAACCGCCAAAGCCAGTGTAATCATGATTGCCACTTTGGTTTTCACCCAGTTCAATGCACAAAACATCTGTAGAAGCATCCCATAAGATTTGCACCTTCATTCCAATGCACTGCCACCAAATGCGCTCTATTACGACACCAGTACAAGCATCTCCGTCAGAGTTATTAACTAACGCTGAAACATCGACCTTTTTTACCGCTGACTCACCCGAACCATCTGATATGTTGGTGAACTTTTGAATGACTCGTTTAGAACCATCAAAAAGCGTTTGTGTAGCTACAGCATCCGCCATGTTACGCTCCTATTTATGCGATTTGCACATACTCAATGATGAACGTGAATGAACCCGCAGTTGTTGCATCTACTGTGTTTGTTATGTTGCAGAAAATTGTGCGCTCAGCTGAAGTGTATTGTGCAGAAACGGGAGCCGTTGTTGCGCTTTGAGTAGTAGCAACCAAAGTTGTCGTCGTCACATTACCTACGACAACGGTTGTACCGCCATCTAAAATTTCATCAGTAATTGCTGCAACAATTTGTGCGCCAGAGCTAGAAGTTCCAACTTCATAACCAATATCACCTGTACCGATTACTGGAGCAGTGGCACAGAAGATTTTGATATCTGTAATGATTGTGTTTGCTGGCTGTGTAAATTGACCAATAGCAGGACTATCTCCCGCTGTAGTATTTACTGTAACACCTGTCGCATATCCAACATGCTTTACATACTTATTAGTAACGATTCCAGTAGAAGCTGTGCTTGAAATAGTAGTTTCTGCTCCAGTTGTAGCATTTGTAGAAATTACTTGAAAGCCGCCCTCAGATCGTACTGGACCTGAAAAAGTAGAATTACCCATGTATATCTCCTGTCGTGGGTTAAGTCAGCCACACAGCGCGGCTGTCAGGGATAAACAAAACATACAATAACTTCAAACAAAAAGAAAGGGGCGATCTAAAAGACCGCCCCTACGGGTACAAACTGGGAGGAAACACGTACCCGTTTTGTGTTAGGCTCCAGGAGAACCGAATACGCAACGAGGATCTGAAACACCGAAGCTATAACGCTCGCGAGCTTTATAACGGACATTGCCCGTATCAAAATCGCCTTCCATAGAAGTTTTAACAGCAGCACGTTCAAAGTGTTTGAAACCATTAGGTGCATCTGTTTTAATGAAAAATGCGTCTGTATCTGTTAGGAAGTGGTTGACCACATATCCCTCAGGCAGCATACCCATATTTTTCATCGCGTTAGCATCGTTGTCTGAAGTTCCCGGACGTAGATTACTTGCCATCAACCGTTCAGCAACAAACTGTAGGGCAGGTGGAATAATCAACTTACGACCTTGAAGCGCAATTTTTAGGCCGCGCTCATCAATAAAGGCCGCGATATCAATCAACGACTGCTCTAAAGAAGTTTCATTCAAGTCTGCTGCTGTACTCAGCTCATTAGCAAAGTTTCCGCCGCCCACAGTAGGATGATCGGTTGCACATAGCTCTTTACCATCGCCCAGAGCAAAACCACTGTCGAACGCATTGTTCAACACAGCCGCCGCTTTGACTTGTTTGGTGTTAGACATTGAACGAGCAAGCGCACGAGTGTAACGAGAACTGAGTCGATCGTAAAGGTTATCCTCTACAGCTTCTTCAGTGATCGCAAACGCAAGAGCGATTGTTTCGTGTGTATAACGAGCAGTGAAGGATTCATTCGCAGTATCAAAAGAAACCGCAGCACCTTCTCCTTTTACAGGAGCAGCACCGAATCCAGACAGCATAACTTCCTCTTCAAATGCTCTATCTGAAGATTCTGTTTCGAATATTTCGGTATGTTCGTTATCATACCGATCGTACTCCAAACCGAACAGAGCATGTAATCCAGGCTCTAGTTCTTTAAGGAGTTGGGATCTTGCAATAGCCATATCTATTTACTCCTTAAAGGCCAGTTGTGGCGGTGTGGAAGGGAAGATTCAACTTAACCAACGCAATAACACCCGCAGCGGTATAATCGATGCCTTCGACATCTTTAAAACCAACTATACGGAAATTATCTGTAGCTGTTGTTGCTCCTGCTGAAGCTACGGATATTTCTCCAATAGAAATACCTGTAGAACCATTTTGCGATCCAAATCCAGCGCCTTCAGCGTTAGAATGGATGAGTGCTGTTGCCGTAGCAAGGCTAGTTAGCGAAGCATCGCAACTAATCTCATACACTTGAAATGGATTATCATACACAAAAACCGTGGCTTCTGTGCCTGACTTCAACGAAGAAGTTCCTGGATAGTTATTGTCAAAGGTGGGCGTACCATCGAGTGCTGTATATTGGCACCCTGCCATAACACCTAGAATCGCTACCGAACCGCCGTCTGCCGCACTTACATCTACAAGCCCGTTAGTAAGAGGAATCACCATATCGCCTTGAAAAATAGAGCTAGATGATCCTGCTACTCCAGGAATTTGTACTTTGTAAGGTGTCATCCCGTTGCTGTTCGGTGTAGAACCTAGATTATTATGGGGCCGCAAACCAAACGGCGAATCAATATTTGCCATGGATTAGACTCCTAAATTTACTCGGGATTGTTTCCGCCCCCGAAGGTTACACGAGACTGCCTATCAGGTTTACTAATAGGCATAGAAGGATGTTGTTCCCGCATGAGATCGTTATCAACAGCGGTCATCTGATCGGAAGTTTGCCGACGATAATGGTCATTGCGTTGTTGACGAGTTTCTTCAGGGAACCTAGCGAGTACAAGACCACCAACACCAATAATCCCAGCATGTTTGCCATCTTGGACAGTAGGTGATTCAAAGTCAGGATACTCATCAGCGCGAACAAGTTCAAAGCCTTCGCGTAAGCGAGCAGATAAATTTTTGCGGTCATCATAACCCATGACACTTTCACGGATCCAACGATGGACAAACCCCTCTGGTGGGGGAGGTGCGTCTAATGCAGACGGAGGTCGCCAAGGTTTGCGACGAGTAGTTTTTTCCCTAGTTTGGGAAGAGCGTGGGTTTCTATCGGCCATTCAACCATCCTCACGAATTTTGCATACGAAGCATTTGCCTCGCATAATCTTCCTTCTTTATACCCAACTTTTTGACAATAGCAAGTTGTGAAGGAGTCAACTTTACCTGTTGTTTGCCACGACCTGAAGAATTACGGTTTGCTGCACCAACAGCAGGAGCACTTCTTGCAGGGCCATTAGACTTTTTTGCCAACTTATGCGGAAACTCTTCAGCCATTCTTCTATCAAGCTCAGCATAGTAATCATCACTTGTTGGATCGTAGCCTTCTGTTTCAATCATATTCTTATGAAAGCTAAACGCAGTTAAAGTCATAGGTTCATCTGCCCCAAACCACTCATTTTTAGCAGCCCATCTTGTAGCTTTAGGGTCGGGAGCAGCTTGTTGAGGTTGTGCAACTTGCTGTTGAACAGGTTGTTCTACAGTCGCAGCCTCTTCCTCTTGCCGTTTTTTAGCTTGAGTTAATTTTTCTGTTTGATTAGCAACAGTCGCTAACTGTTTTTGGACTTCGACTTGTTTGTCTACATCACCACGATCTATCGCTTCTTTAAGGGAGTTATGTAAAAGTTGATCTTGAGCAGTCAACCTATTTTCAAACTCTTGAACAAAAGATTTATCTAATGATGCAGATTTTTTGTTAGATTCCTCTAACTGAGCTTGAACAGCTTTAGCATACTCTGTTGCCGCCGCTTCACGGCGTTCAGCCTCTCGCATTTTAGCTGTCAATTTACTTATACGTTTTTTAACACCTTCGCTGTAGTTTTCTAATTCATCAGAATCTTTAGAATCCGTTGAATCTTCAGCTGATGAAGATAATTGTTCTTCTTCATCCTCTATCTCAACTTCTACTTCGATTTCTTCTTCTTGGTTTTCTTGTAGTTTTTCATCTGGCATGGGACAACTCCATGGTTAAAGGTGTAAAATGTCATCTGGGCTTGAGATAGTAGCAAGTATTTCATCATCATTAATGATTCGAACTTCGCCACCTTCTATTTTAAATCTACTTCCGGCGTATTTACCAAAAATTACCCAATCTCCAGCTTTACACCAAGGTTGATCTACTTCGAACTTATTAGGATCATTATAGGCTAATGGCCCTACTCGCAAAACATAACCGCAAACTGTACCCACAGACTCACGCTCACGAGTTTCTGAAGCCAAAATAATGCCTCCATCAGTTTGTTTTCTTCCTTGAAAAGGCAACAGCAATATTCGCCAACCTGTGGGTTGAGGTAATCTATCTATAGCTTTTTCAGAAAGTTTGGAAGGGTCTAAGTAACGCTCTTCCGCTTTTACATAAGCCTGTTGTAAAACCCCCTCTTTAACTTCTACGGGTTTTATTTTTGGCTTAGTTTTTGATTTTAGTTTTGGTTTCTCTTCATAGTACTCTGGCACTAACAATTTTTTAGTCATCTACATCTGACACCCTATTTAGCAGGTCTTTAAGATCCTGTTCAGTTTGAGCAAGTTCCGCGAGCTTGGCTCGCAGTTCCTTGAAAGCGGTAAAATCAGCAACAGGGCCGTGACATATACAATCCTGATATGACTTTTGCCGTTCGCGAACACTCTTAAGCATGTTCTCGTAAAAGTAAAGGTCGTTCATAAGTTGGGCATACTCCTAATAAATAGATTCGGCATGGTCTAAACTTAATCGCATAGGCAAACAGTACGCAACTGCTCTATCTTTTGTAGATATGCCATGTGTACTGTATCGTTTTACCAAAGATTCTGCGACTTTATTACAGTAATCTATGCGCTGAAAGTACATATCATCAATTACCAAGGTGCGCTCATTTCCATACCCTAAGTATAGCATGAGCACAAAAACATGCATTAGAACATAAGTTCAAAATGCGGAGCATCGATAAATGGCCTACGTCCTTGTGATCTGCGAATATCTATATAGCTATTCATAGCATTTTCTGCTGTACCCGACCACAGACCAAGATCATCAATAGTCCACGCAGCACCCCACCGCAGTTTTACACCCGATGCTTCAGCTGCTTCTTTCATAGCATCTGCGATTTCATCGTACAGGTTTAACTCCCACCGACCACCATTGGAACTATCGTAAGCCATCAAATCAACGGCGTTGCCGTCAAGATGTTTTGATTTCATGGTTTGCGAGGCCCCTTTTGCAACCAACGCCTTCTGCTCTTCTATCGTCCTGACGCCACAAATCACGCTGAAGTCTTGCTTCGTAATTTTGATAGCGTGTTTCACGACCATTACCAGATCGTCGTTGACACCTTCAAGTCTTGATAAACTTCGTTTTCCTAATTTATATCCCATTATTTTGTCCTTGCTCGGATAGCTTGTGCTTCTTTCAAAATCCTAGCTCGGCGTTCTTTTGCCGTTTCTGAGGTATTTACAAGGTTTTTAGTCTTCAATGGTTTTTTGTTCTTTTTAAGAAGAGATTTGTTGCTGGTTTGAGGAGCATAACCAAGCGCGTTATACCGTCTAACATCATCCATTGGCGCTCCACCTTGCTCATACAAAGAACCCGAGGGTAGTTTAACTTTTCCAGTTAAACTCGGGGGTGTTCTCGAAGCTCTTTGTGCAACTCCTGCTCTCAAAATATCAGGAACGCCTTTTTGAAAAGGTTGCACAGGGACGCTTCCTCGATCTGAGGTTTTAGATGCAGGTTTCACAAAAGGTTGATTCGGCATACCATCATCACCATCTCTGTACAAAGAGGTTAGGGACTCGCTTTTACGTCTTGTACCTTTTGGCATATTACCTAATCTATCTACAACTTTTCCATTTGTTCCGTACGTCGCCATTATTTACCTCCAGAGTATTTTGAAATTGCTCTATTACCAAACCAAAAAGCTAAAACCGCAGACATCAATCCAGCAGTTTCTGAATCCCACATAAGCTCAACAGC